AGAAGATGTGGCTGTTATGCTGGCTGAATATCCTAGTGATCTTGAGCGAAAAGAAAGACTAGCTTCGATCCGCAGTGAAAGCGAAGATAAAACGAAGGAAAACCTGACTGAAACGGTACTGAAACGGATAAAAACAGTACCGAAGCAGAGTAAAAACGAGAACGAAATTGATATAAATGCAATTCTCGATGAAATATAAAAGAGGGAGGTGGATGAGTGGAACTCATTTCAAATATCCCGAACGAAATTCTATTTGTTGGCGCAATTTACAAGCATCCTGACTATTTGGTCGAGTATGGGCATTATGTCAAGAGTAAGTATGATTTTGCCGATGAAGCAACAAAATTTTTCTACGATGCAGCGTTGATTATTTATGAAACTCGGACTCAAGAATTTAATAAAACGTCTGTTTTAACGTTTATGGCTGAAGACGAGTCCAGATTGTCCCAATATAAGCGGCTGAAGGGCTGGTCAACCATTGAATACTACATGAGCCTTGCGAATGACGATGACATCAAGGGATATTTCAATATCCTGAAGAAATATTCGTTACTTCGTGAGTATCAGAGAAACGGATTTAACATTGAAGGAATCTTGAAACATCGACAGTTTGAAATGTTTGGTGCTCAGGACATTTACAAATTGATTCGTGGCAAGGCCGATAAGATCAATACAGTTATCATTACAAACGATGATGCTGAGATTTTGAATAATGGTCTGCTGCCAATGGTCAATGAACGTCTGAGCGTTCCTGATATGGGCTTGCCGTTCCAGTATCCCATCATGAACGATTTGTTCCGAGGATTGAAGCTGGGCACTGTGATGTTCAATGGTATGCCATCTAACGCTGGTAAGACTAGATACATGATGGCGATTGTTGCCTACGTCACATTGGTTCAAAAGCAAAAAGCTCTTTTGCTGCTGAATGAGATGGATCTTGAGTCAGTCCGGTATTGCTTATTGGTTACCGCCATCAATAATCCTGAGTTTCAAGAGTTGCATGGTCATCGCTTCCATAAGGATGAGCGAGAAATCACCCTTGGAATGTACCGGGATGCAAATGGAAACTTCATTTTCCGAAAGCAAAACGAAGACGGAGAATACATAGAAAGCATTGATGAGTTCACCGCTCGTGTCTATGAGGAAAGCGAAGAGTACCGCAATGTGCTTGATGTTTGCCAGTGGATTGAGAACGAATCACAAGGCTTGATTATCGCAAAGGATGTTTCTGCTGATTATAGTGATAAGTCCCTGCGATTTGAAATCCAGAAAGCAGCTCTCACTCAGGGAGTTAAGTATGTGTTCTATGATACTCTAAAGAACGACATTGCATCGATTGGTGAATGGGCAGCATTCAAGGTCACGGCCACCGAGCTTGAAGAGATTGCGAAGAATCTAAAGATCTTTATCTACGGTAGTATTCAGTTGGCTGAAAATGCCCATGAGTATCTTCCTGATGAGCTGAATTCAAATAACATTGCTGAGTCAAAAATGATTAAGCATGTTGCTTGGACGATGGTTCTATTCAAGGAGATTCCAAAAGATAAGTTCGTGAAGTATCAATACATCTCTCATGACCCTGAGTGGGGCGGTGACTGTGCCCATCGGTTGAATCCAGATAAGCGGTATTACGTTGGAAACATCGATAAAAACCGTTTTGGTGAGAAAAAGAAAATCATGTTTGAAGTGAATTTGAACCAGAATATCTGGAAAGAGGTCGGTGTCTGCACCAGAAAGTAAGGAACTACAATGGTAAATATCGCAGATCTGAAAAATTACATTCTTGAAGAACAGCAGATTGAGCCGATTTTGGAAGAGCTTGGTTGCCATCACATTAGTCATAAGACTGGTTATTACCAGTGCGCAAATCCAGATGGTGACAATAGAACGGCACTCTGCGTTTACGAGAATGAAAATCTTACTGCGGTAGATTACACACGAGATATTGCCAATGGAAAGACCAGTTGTGATTTGATTTCTGTCGTCCAGTTCTTTCTGGAACTGTCTTTCCCAAAAGCCATTAAGCAAATCTGCGAATGGGTTGGTCTTGACTACTATCACAACTTCGAGGAAGACCTTCCTAAAAGTATGCTGATTCTAAAAGAACTCATTGCCATGCAAAATGAAGGTGAAGAACACGAGGATGACCGTCCGATAGTCCCCATCTCCGAAGCTATCCTCGGTTATTATAAACCTTATGTGAACCAGATTTTTGCTGACGATGGGATATCTTATGAGACGCAGCAGGAGTTTGAGATTGGCTTTGATGAACTGACAAATAGAATCACGATTCCAATCAGAGATGAAATTGGCACTCTGGTTGGTGTAAAGGGAAGATATTTTGGTAAGCCTCCTGAAGGCGAATTAAAGTATCTATATCTTGAGCCGTGTGCCAGAAACCGTATTCTGTATGGTCTGTATAAGACAGAGCCATACATTAAGAATGAAGGTCTGGTATATGTTGGTGAAGCCGAAAAGTCTGTCATGCAGATGTGGAACATGGATGTTTACAACTGTGTGGCGACTGGCGGTAAGAAGGTTTCACAGAATCAAATTGAAATTTTAACACGTCTTTGCGTTGATATTTGTTTTGTATTTGATAAAGACGTTCAGCTTAGTGAGCTTATGGTTCTCGCCAATCGATTTGTCGATGGCGTAAGTGTGTATGCTGTAGTAGATGATAAAGGGATTCTGGATGAAAAGGAAGCCCCGACTGACAATCCTGAAAAATTTAAAGCATTGATTGAGAATTCTGTCAGGAGAATTAAATGAATGTAAAACTCTGGAAGGGGAGTAGGAACGACCTATCAGACCCGATTGGAACGATTATGGAGAACAGAGGGGTTGAGGATTATAAGACCTACATGAACCTAGATGATTCTTGTTTGAATTCTCCGTGGGAACTGGACAACATGGAAGATGCTGTCCGGCTGTTGAACAAACATATTTGGAATAAGTCTATTATCTCTATCCTTGTAGACTGTGATGTGGATGGATTCACAAGTGCTTCAATGATGTTTCAGTATTTGAAGACGATTGGTTATTTTGGAAAAATTAATGTTCTGCATCATAGTGGCAAGGAACATGGACTCTCTAAAGAAATTGAGATCCCACCTGAAACTACCTTGCTGATTATTCCTGATGCTGGTAGTAACGATGTTGAGCAGTGCAAGGAACTTCGTGATAAGGGCATCGATATTCTGATCCTTGACCATCACATCTGCGACAGAGAGAATCCTTACGCAGTAATCGTCAATAACCAGAATGGTACATATCCTAATAAGGAACTGTCTGGTGCTGGCGTTGTGTATAAGTTCCTTCAGGCTGTTGATGAATATAATTGGACTGATGTTGCAGATAGGTATCTTGATCTAGTGGCTATCGGAAATATCGGTGATGTTATGGATATGCACTCGCATGAGACAAAGCGCCTTTGCACAAAAGGTCTGGCGCGAATTGTAAATCCGATGATTTGTGCTTTGGTTGAGGCGAATAGCTTCAACATCAAGGGTGATCCGACTATCAATGATGTTCAGTTCTATATCGTTCCGATGATGAACGCACTGATTCGCGTTGGCTCATCCGAGCAAAAGAAGCGGATGTTCCGTGCGATGGTTGGAGAGGAACAGACCTTCCAGTATACTCCGACTCGTGGCAAGAATGCCGGTGTTACGATTGATGAGAATCTGGCGCAGCATGTAGCTCGTGAGTGCTCCTCTTGTAAGTATCAGCAAAACAAGACAAAGGACAAGGCTGTCGCAGAGCTTCAAAACTGGATTTCTAAGTATGGAGCGGACAGAAGTAAAGTTTTGTTTTGTAATTCCACTGGCATTCTGGACAGTAATTTGACTGGCGTTGTAGCAATCAAGCTGGCTGAAATATATGGTAAACCTTGCGTACTACTTCGAGAGATGGCCTGCCCTGAAGAACCAGACGAGAATCAAGAGTATTTTGGTGGTTCAATGAGAAATCCTGACGGTTCTCCGATTGAAAGTTTAAAGGAGTTCTTGATGAGTACCGGAGATTTCGAGTCTGTTCTTGGTCATGACAACGCTGCTGGCGTGAAAATTAAGAAAGAAAACGTGCCAAAGGCGATTGCGGATTGTGACGAACTGCTTAAAGATGTCACTATGAGTAAGGCGATTGTAGTTGATTTTGATTTTAACTACAACAAATTGACTGTTGCATTGCCGAAGATCATGTACGAGATGCATAAAGTCTGGGCTCAGGGTATTTCCGAGCCGTATTTCTACATTAAAAACATTCCGCTGATTCATAGTGGATGTGCTCCGATGGGCAAGAACGGCAATATGTGGAAATATTCTGACGAAGAAAAAGGCATTGATTTTGTGTGCTTTGCAGATAATGGCCGGATGATTGACTGGATCAACAATGACTTCTATGGTGGTCAGGAAGAGAAATATATCAATGCTGTATGCCGGTTATCTTTAAATCAGTACGGAAACAAGGTGACTCCGCAAGCACAGATTGTTGATTTTGAGGTGATTTGATATGGGAAATTGGAAACGTGCTATCGCCATCGACTTTGATGGAACTCTCTGTGAGAATAATTATCCTGATATCGGTGAGCCAAACTGGAATGTAATTTATCAAGCAATTCAGGAACAGAAGCACGGTGCTGGTCTGATTCTCTGGACTTGCCGTGAAGGAAAGCTTTTGTATGATGCAATGGAGGCTTGCTTTGATTGGGGCATTCAGTTTGATGCAATCAATGAGAGTCTTCCTGAGTGGAAAGAACATTTTGGCACTGCTCCTAGAAAGGTTGGGGCTGATGAATATTGGGATGATAAGGCTAAGGTTGTAAAAAATGGAGAGCTGATTGACAATGCTGATGCCTGAACAGTTTGAAGCAGACGTTAAAGAATTTATCGCAGAATGCCAAAGCCATCCAGTGATAGATTTATCAAAAGATGATCCATGCGAAGGATGTCGCTTTGAGGACTTTTGCGATAGGTTTTATCCGGGCGATGGTAGCACATGGCATTGGCGAGTTTATGAGAGGGGTGAATGAATGGTTTACATTACAGGCGATATTCATGGTGATTACAATCGGTTTTTAGAATTGGAAAAGTTTTGCCATAAACACAATCTTGGAATGAATGACTGGATTGTCTGCCTTGGCGATGTCGGTTTGAACTACTACGGCAAGGATGACCCTCGTGAATGGAGTATCAAGACTATCGCCGCAGATATTCCTGCAAATCTGTTTTGTATTTATGGCAACCACGAGCGCCGCCCGTCTCGTAAGGATGGTTATAGGACAAAGGAAATCAGTGGAGATATTTGTGGTAAGGTGTGGTATGACTCACATTATCAAAATCAGTATTTCGCTATTGATGGTGAGGTCTATCAGATTCTTGCTGACAGGGAAGTGTTAAACTGTCTTGTTTGCGGCGGAGCATATTCTGTGGACAAGTATTATCGGCTAGAGTGGGGATATAATTGGTGGCTGAACGAACAGCCGAATGATAAGACTAAGAAAAAGATCTGGAATATTACACATGACCCTCAAATCGATGATATTGATGTTATGCTCACGCATACCTGTCCATTCCGGTTCATTCCAACTGAATTGTTTATTGGTGGTATTGATCAAAGCACAGTAGACCAGTCAACTGAAATATTCTTTGATAATATATACGAATGCTATCCTAACGATTGTAAACCATTCTGGTACTTCGGCCACTTCCATGGTAACAAGTACGCTGACGACTATGTGATGCTTTTTGATGACATTATTAAGTTTGGAGATAAGAGGAAAACGGATGATTAAAGATAAAAATTTACGAGTGCTTGATTATATTGATGGCAAGGAAATCCTCATTCAGATGGGTGAGGAAGGTTCTGAGTTGTCGAAAGCTGCGATAAAGTTTTATCGTGCAATCGATATGAAGAACCCAACGCCTGTAAGCATTAACGAGGCTTATGAAAACCTCGTAGAAGAATTCGGTGATGTGCTGAACTGTATCTACGCATACTATGATGATGACGAGGATTGCATCTTGGCGTTTACATCGAAAGCGAATGAGATTGCTAACGAGAAGCGCAAGCGTTGGATTAAGCGCTTGAAGGAACGTAATCAGTTTTAATGGCGGAAGGAGAATAGATGTCAGATAATTTTGTAAATCTTCATGTACATACAGCGCAGGGTTCGTTACTTGACTCTATTCTTACCGTCAAGGAACTTGTAGACTTTGCCAAAGAAAACGGCCAGAAAGCAATCGCGGTTACAGACCACGGAAAAATGCACTCTTTTGTTGACCAAGTTAAGGCTTGCAAGGAAGCAGGCATTAAGCCAATCATCGGCTGTGAGGTCTACGAAGTAGATAATCAGAGCGAAAAAGCTGATACGAAAGACTATAAACAACCTCGTTATCATCTTGTTCTGCTGGCAAAAAACGAGATCGGTTTGAAAAATCTGTTCAAGGTTGTTTCAAATGCTTGCGTTGATGGCATGTATAAAAAGCCTCGAACTTCTTTGAACATCATTGAACAGAACGAGTGGGGTAAAGGTATCATCTGTCTTACGGCCTGCCAAGTTGGTCGAATGAGTAGATTGCTTGTTGATGGAAACGAGACTGAGGCATGGCAGTTATGGAACAAACTGAAATGGATCTTTGATGACGTGTTTATGGAAATTCAGTCTCATGATACGCCAGATCAGGCTGAAGCTAATGCAAAAATTGCAGCTTTTATCAAAAAGTACAATCTTCCGTATACCATTACAACCGATGCTCATATGCTTTCCAAGGAAGATGTTGATGCACATTCAGTTTTTGTAGAAATTGGAGAAGGACGAGAAGTTGGAGAAAGTTATGTTGACTGCTATCTTCAAACTGAAAACGATGTTTTGAAAACATTGTCAAACCAGTTTGATGAAGACTTCATTCGAGAGGGCTGCTCAATGTCTGTGAAAATCGCAGACATGATTGATGATATCGATATCGGTCTTGGACAGCCGAACCAGATGCCAGAAGTGAAAATTGAGGGAAAATTTGATTCTCATTTTGATTATCTTCGGCACCTTGTATATGCCACTTTTAATAAAAAATTCGGGTGGATGAGTGAAGTGGAACAGCAAACCCGGCGGAATCGTATTGAGATGGAACTGGATGTTTTGAAGTATGTTGATTATATTGACTATTTCATTATGCTGTATATGCTTTGCAAAAAGGCTGATGAACGCAAAATTCCTCGTGGGTACTCTCGTGGTTCTGGCGCAAATTGTCTTTGCCTTTTTATGGAGAATGTTACTCAGATTGACTCTGTTCGTTGGGATCTTGACTTCTCTCGCTTTGCAAACAAAGGTAGAAAGAGCCTGGCAGACTTCGACTTCGATGTCTCTAAACGTCGTCGAAAGGAACTTATTGCTATTGCAGAAGAACTTTTCGGCAAAGAAAATGTTGCTCCTATCGCTACGTTTAACTCTTTGTCTACAAAAGTTGCCATCAAAGATATTGGCAAAGTTCTGAACGAAGACCCAGAAAGCCCGTATTATATGCAGATTCCGTATGAATTACGTAATGAGGTCGCCAAGTTAATTCCGACTGTAAAAACGCTGGATGACCTTGGCGAAGAAGTTGAAAAGGAAGTTCTACTAAAGGATATCCTCGGAAAGAGTGAACAGCTTTCTAATGTATATGACAAGTTTCCTCTATGGTTCAAATACGTTATGCGTCTTGAGGGTCTGCCTAAGAGTATGGGTCGCCATGCTGCCGGTACATTGATTACGCCCAAGCCTGTCATTGAATATTGTCCTCTTTGTATGGACAGAGAAGGCAATCAGATGTGCCAACTTGAGATGCACAATGCCATGGATGATTTGTCGCTGGTCAAGATGGACTTCCTTGGTCTTGAGAATCTGGACATTATTGACGATACGTTAAAGATGGCTGGATTAACATGGGAAGATGTCGATATCAACCATCTTGATCTAAGTGATAAGGCTGTCTATGATACCGTCTACAAGTCGGGCAACACAATTGGCATTTTCCAGATGGAATCTGCAGAAGCACGAAAGATGTGTGTTGAAGCAAAGTGCGATAATGCTGAGGATATCATTGTTGTGAACGCAGCGAATCGTCCTGGTACTAAGGACAGCTTCCCGACGTATTGCTCCAATAAACTTCATCCAGAGACTATCAAACTACTCCATCCTGACATCAAACAGCTTTTTGCTAAGACGCAATACATTCTTCTTTATCAGGAACAGGCACTAGCGGTATTCCGCTATGCAGGATTCCCTGAAACTGAGGTTGACAATGCTCGTCGTGCTATCGGCAAGAAAAAGAAAGATGTGT